CGCCAAGCAGAGCGTTTTGAAGAGACTGGCCGGTGGCGAGGCCGCCTGCAGTCGCACCGAGGCCGGAGCCGATAGCGGTGCCTGTTCTGGTTGAGACATTCAACGCAGGCGCTAACTGGCTTCCGCCTAACGCTGCGCCGCCCGCTGTCAGGGCACCCGTGACCGCGCCCGCAAGCGGATCCCTATCTGCAAAGGCGTTACCCGCCGCGCCCGCTGCTGCGGCCGCCCCGATCTGCAAGGGTACGCTGAGGCCACCGGTAGCGAGTGCCACCATAGCTGGTATTACGAAGGCCCCGATGTCGCCGATGATGCCCCTGCCGTCTTTGGCGTCAGACGGGCCTGAAATCCAGCGCATCTCCCCTACGGAGCCGTCCGGGTTAATCGTCCGTTCGCCCTGTTGTATATCCCACGCGGCGTTCGCGCCCCTAGTGTCGCTCAGGTTCTGTGCGAACTTCACGGCCTCTAAGGCAGCCTCCGGCCCCTCGCCGCTGAACAGGACGTTACCGTTACGGTCTGTGACGCGAATGGGTCCGCCCCAATACTGGAACGCGTTGGTTTGACCTCGGTCACCAAAACCAGTGGCTTGGCCTGTGTTGCTCAAGGGGGCCGTGATGAAGGTGCCTTCTGGCGGGGTATTCGCCGCGATCCTTCGATCTGCCAATTGCTCGTAGGTCAACGGCGCTGGCACTTGCGCGACCTGTTCGAGGGGCGACACGTAAGGTTCAACGCTGACGGGCGCGCCTGTCTGCTCGACAGGAGCAGGGGTCGGCTGATCCGGCTCGACAGCGGCTGGCGCTCCGACTTGCTCGGGATAGTAAGCTGCCTCGGGATAGTACGCCGCCTCGGGATAGTACGCCGCCTCGGGATAGTACGCCGGCTCAATGTATTGGGGCGTGTAGTCCGCCATGCCGTAAGCAGGCTCGCCTGAGTACAGATAATTCGTAAATCCGGGGATATAAAATTCGTCCATCAACCTGTACTTTCAAGCATCGGATAGGCGCGCATTGCCCAGTCACGCCAGTCCGAGAACTGGTAAGGATCAGGAAGGGTGCGCTGCGTAAAAGGAGACGCGCGTACAAGCCCCGTTGCCCAATCGCGCCACGCAGTTTCCTCGGGGGGTGTCCCGAATGACCACGCGTCGCCGACGGCCAATATAACCGATGAAGCCCAGTCTTGCCAAGTCATTCCGAGCGGGTTGATCATCCGAGGGTCGTCCCGTCGCCCGGCTGGACATGAGCGAGGATCAGACCCATCTGGTAATCACCCCCAAGCGTGTTGCTTTCGAAGCGGAAACGCATCTGCCGCCGCTGGGTTTTGAGGAACACAACCTGCTCCTGCGGTGTCTGCGCAGTCTCTGGGATGTCGTAGGAAATGGTCTCGACTTCGGGCGATCGGGCGTTGGCGCGGCCGTGGACCTGCACCGTCATGTCGCCGCTCTGGACGAAGTCCGGCTCGAGCATCAGCACCTGCAGAGCCTTGTTGACGCCGCTGGTGACGGGCAGGGAGATGTCCGCCGTCTCGAAGTAGGACTGGATCGGGTTCAGTGTCAGGCCGTCGATCTCGTCGGTGCCGACCTCGTGGACCCAGAACTTGTAGGGCTGCTCGAAGACGATGTTGAACGTCGCGCCGAGGCCGCTGCCGCCAGTGACTGCGACAGGGTTGGCTGGGATTTCGGTGTAGCTGCCTGCGTTGCTGATCGACACCCCCGTCACCGCGCCGCCACCACCGACTGTCGTGACAGTCAGTTCGGCGTCGATCTGGCCGAAGCCGCCGCTTACGGTGAGGATGTCGCCCGCCACGTAGCCAGTGCCACCGGCCGCCACCGTCGCCTCGAAGGCGGTGAACTCTTGCGGCTGCACGCCCGACATCAGGGGCTTGCGGAATACTGCGGGGAAGAGGCCCGCGCCGCGACCCCCATTCGGGAGGGCCGTGTCGTACCACGTATTTTCGCGGACGTTGTAGACGATGGCGTGGTTCGGCTCGGTGCTCGTCCCGAAGGGGAAGCACCACCAGATCTCGCCAAAGCGCGGCACCTTCATTGCGAAGACCTTCTGGCGCTGGGCGTAATTCAGGTTGTCGAAGAAGAAGTTCAGATTGAGGTTGTTCTCGACCTCGCGCACGACGCCGTTGAACATCAGGAAGCGGTCGGTGCCGATCCAGTAGAAGACGCCGTCATACTCGATGACCGACTGCGCGGCCATGATCGACGTCTGCGCGCTGATCGTGTCGAACTGGAATAGGGCCGTGCCGCCGATGTAGCTGGCGCGGATGAGGCTGTCGGCCGACCAGAAGAGGCCGGAGGGGCTGTTGCCCGGTCCGCCACGCAGGGGCATGCCGCGCACGATCTTCTGACCGGTGACGTGCGCATTGCCCGCGCCCGAGCCGGTGAAGTCGTCGGGGCGGTTGGGCACGGACCACGCGACGTAGCCGTCATTGCCGAAGGCGAAGAGGTACGGCGCGAGGCTGACGATGCCGCCGGTGCAGTTAAAGTTTGGGGGCTTCTTCGCGCCAGCGACAGGCGTCAGAGCCGCCGTGCCGAGGAGGTCGCCCGTGAAGATCTCACCACCCTCGCTGTTGCAGATGCAGTTGAGGTTCGGCGCAACCTGCGCGGCGATCTTGTTGCCGGAGGCGGTGTCGTACGAGACTGCGAACTGCCAGAGGTTGGCGTCGCTGGCGGTTAGGCCTGTCGTGGGCGTGCGGTCCGTGATGACGCTCGTGTTGTACGAGCCGTCGATGTAGAAGCGCTCCACGCGATCGGCCGAGCCTGCGTGGACGTAGGTCTGGAGATCCTGCGTATACTCGAGCAGTGTGCGCGGCAGGCCGCGCAGGAACTTGTTGATCGAGCGGTAGCCGCCCATCTTCCTCGTCAGGCCGCGCTGGAAGCGGACCCACTGCCCGTCGACATACTGGTCGCCCTCGAGGCGCGTGCCGTCCCGCTTGATGCCGGGCAGCGACTTTATCTGGACGATCTGTTCAGCCATTACAGCACCGAAGCCTCAAGGTTGATGGTGGCGGTTGCGAGTACGGTTCCGGTGCCGACCTTGCGGATTTGCATGCCGAGTTCAGCGCCAGAGAGGTTCCCCGATGTGCTCTCGTTTACAGTCCACGTCCTGTTAGACGTCAGCGCCAGCCACGCGCCTGTCGTGCCCGATGCCAAGCCGCTGCCGGTTGAGCTGTTCAGTGTGGCGAACACTTCATAGTTCCCGGCGGCGGAGGTGGGCGTACACCACTGCTCGATCTCAGTGGTAGTGGCCCCTACGGTCTTAAAGACCTTGCCGTTGCTGGCAATCTGGTACGACACAGTGGCGGTTCCTGAGCCGACTTCGTCGACGATGGAGTTTAGGCCAGTCTGGCTGGTCAGCACGATCGTGACGTTCTGTGCGACGCCTAGCAACGCCATCTGGATGCCGCTCATTAGCTGACACCCGCGCCGGAGATGATCGCCTCGCTTGAGCTGTTGAACCAGATCGTCGCCATGCCTCGCGCATCAAGAGTGCGGTTGCCGGTGTTGGTCGTACCCGCCTGCCGCAGCGTGAGGCTCGCACCCTGTGTGATGGTCACCGCCGACGCGCTGTTGTTGTAGATCGATACCGCATCGCCCGCCGCGAATGTGGCGTTGGGGATAGTGATGCCCGCCGTCACGGCGATGCAGCGGCCGACGTCGCCGACTGCGGCGGTGCCGCTGGTTGTCGAGCGTGGGATGCTGCGGAAGCCGATCGTGACGCTGTCGATCGTGACCGCATTGCCGGTGATATTACCCGTCAGCTTCGACGCGGCGAGTGATGTTATCCACGTTGGGTCAGAATAGCTGGACGTGCTTACGATGCCGTTCGTTGCAGTTGCCGCGTTGCCACTGATGCTGATGCCCCAAGTGCCGCTCGCGCCGCCGCCGGTGGTCGACGGAACGCTGAGGTTCGTGCGGGCGGTGCCGGCGTCGGTCGCGCCAGTACCACCGTTGGCCACAGCGAGTGTTCCGCCGAGGGTGAGCGTGCCGCTACCGGTGATTGGGCCGCCGGACAGGGTCAGGCCTGTCGAGCCGCCCGAGCCGCTGACGCTAGTGACCGTACCGGCCGCACTGGCCGAGATAGTGATCGAGCCGCCGCCATTGGTAATACTGATACCGCTACCTGCGGTCAGCGTAGTCTTGGTCAAGCTGCCAGTGGAGGTGTTGCCGATCAGGATCTGGCCGTCGGTGTAGCTAGACTGTCCCGTACCGCCATTTGCGACGGGGAGGGTTCCCGCAATCTTCGACGCGGAAAGCGACGTAATCCATGTCGGATCGGCGTAGCTGCCAGTCGTCACGACACCATTGGTAACGGTCCCCGCATTGCCAGTGATGCTAATGCCCCAAGTGCCGCTGGCACCTGAACCTGCGCGCGAGGGGACGTCGAGGTTGGTCTGCGCGCCGGCTGCCGTGCTAGAGCCTGTGCCGCCGTTGGCGACGGCGACAGTGCCGGTGATTTTCGAGCCCGCAAGCGATGTGATCCACGCCGGATCGGCATACGTGCCCGTCGTGACAACGCCGTTGGTCGCGGTGGCCGCGTTACCAGTGATGTTGATACCCCAAGTTCCGCTGGCACCTGAGCCGGCAGTCGACGGGACGCCGAGATTGGTTCGAGCGGTTCCCGCGTCAGTCGCGCCGGTGCCGCCGTTCGCAACGGCGAGAGTGCCGGCGAGCGTGAGGGTGCCTGCGCCAGTGACTGGGCCGCCGCTGAATGAGAGGCCAGTCGTGCCGCCCGAGGCGTCCACGGATGTTACGGTGCCGCCGCCCGCAGTCGATGCGATGGTGATCGAGCCGTTTCCGTTGGTGATGGTTATCCCGGATCCAGCGGTCAGCGTTGCTTTGGTGAGCGTGTTACCGGTCGTGTTACCGATCAGCAACTGACCATTGGTATATGTCGTCTGCCCCGTGCCGCCGTTGGCGACGGCTACTGTGCCCGTGACATTGGCCGCGTTGCCGGTTATGTTGCCGCTGATCTTCGACCCCGCCAATGACGCGATAAAAGATGGATCGGTGTAACTGGCCGTCGTGACAACGCCATTGGTGGCGGTGGCCGCGTTGCCGCTGATGCTGATACCCCATGTGCCCGTCGCGCCTGAACCGCCGGTCGACGGTACATCAAGCGCCGTGCGCGCACCCGCTGCGGTTGTCGAGCCGGTGCCGCCATTGGCGACCACGAGGGTGCCGCCGAGCGAGAGCGTGCCGCTGGTGGTGATCGGACCGCCGGACAAGGTCAGGCCGGTCGTGCCGCCCGAGCCGTCGACACTGGTCACCGTACCGCTCGCGCCAGTGGCTGCGATGGTGATCGAGCCGCTGCCGTTCGTGATGCTTATACCAGACCCAGCCGTCAGCGTCGCCTTGGTAAGCGTATTGCCGGTCGTGTTACCGATCAGCAGCTGCCCGTTGGTGTACGTCGTCTGGCCCGTACCGCCATTGGCGACTGCGACAGTGCCCGTGACGTTCGCCGCGTTGCCGGTGATGTTGCCGCTGATCTTGCTTCCAGCCAGCGAAGTGATCCACGCCGGGTCGGCGTAAGATCCCGTGGTGACGACGCCGTTGGTCGCCGTCGCGGCGTTGCCAGTGATACTGATACCCCACGTACCGCTGGCGTCGGTGCCTGTGCGCGTCGGGACGTCGAGGGCGGTGCGTGCCAGTGCGGCGGTAGTCGCGCCGGTGCCGCCATTGGCGATCGCGACAGTACCTGTGACGTTGGCTGCGTTGCCCGTGATGTTGCCGCTGATCTTCGATCCAGCGAGAGACGTGATCCACGCCGGGTCCGCGTAGCTGCCGGTCGTCACGACGCCGTTGGTGACCGTGGCCGCATTGCCGCTGACGCTGATGCCCCAAGTGCCCGTCGCGCCGGTGCCGTTAAGCGCGGGGACGCCGAGCGCCGTGCGAGCGCCGCTGTCTGTGGTTGCGCCAGTGCCGCCATTGGCGAGTGCGAGTGTGCCGCCCAGTGTGATGGTGCCACTGCCGGTGATCGGGCCGCCCGTGGCCGTCAGGCCAGTCGTGCCGCCGCTGACGTTAACACTCGTGACCGAGCCGCCGCCAGCCGTCGAGGCGATGGTGATCGAGCCGTTTCCGTTCGTGACGGTGATGCCGCTGCCTGCAGTGATCGCAGCCTTCGACAGGCCGCCCGTGGCCGTATTACCGATGAGCAGCTGCCCGTCGGTGTACGAGATGTTGCCCGTGCCACCCTGCGAGAAGGCGAGGGCGGTCGTCAGGCCGGTGATCGACGTGATGTCGCTGTTCGCCCCGCTGGCTGCCGCGCCGAGGTTGAGGCGAGCGCCCGAGGCGCTGGTCGCGCCAGTTCCGCCGTTGGCGACTACGAGAGAGCCAGCCAGCGTGATCGTGCCGCTGGATGTGATGGGCGAGCCGGTGACGGTGAGGCCCGTCGTGCCGCCGCTGAAGGCGACGCTCGTGACAGTACCACCCCCGCCGGTGGCGGCAATCGTGATCGATCCACCGCCGTTCGTGATGGAGATGCCGCTGCCTGCAGTCAGCGTGGCCTTTGTAAGCGTGTTGCCTGTGGTGTTGCCGATGAGCAACTGTCCGTTGGTGTACGTGGTGTTGCCCGTACCGCCATTGGCGACGGCGAGCGTGCCGGACAAAGTGATCGTGCCCGACGTGGTGATCGGCGAGCCGGTTGCAGTCAGGCCGGTCGTGCCGCCACTGAAGGCGACGCTGGTGACCGAGCCGGATCCCGTGCCGACGCCCACGCCGTTGATGAAGAGGCCGGCCGCGTTGATCGTGCCGAGGCCCTGCGCGCCACCGGTGGGCGCACCGACAGTGAGGCCGCTGGCTGGGTTGAGCGAGGTGATGTCGGTGTTTGCGCCGCTGGCTGCCGCGCTGAGGTTGGTGCGTGCGGTGGCCGCGACGCTCGCGCCCGTGCCGCCCTGAGCGACGCTGAGGGGCGTCGTGAGGCCGGTCAGCGAGGTGATGTCGCTGTTCGCGCCACTGGCTGCGGCGGCGATGGCCGTGCGCGCTGCGGCTGTAGTGGCGGCGGTGAAGACCGTAGAGCCGATGCCCGTCGCGCCGAGGTTGGTGCGTGCCGAGGCTGCGCTGCTCGCGCCCGTGCCGCCCTGCGTTATGGGTAGGATGCCTGCGAAGGGTGCCGACGTGGTGGCGGGGACGATGTCCGTGCCGTCGCAGTACAGGATCGCCGTGGCGTTCTGGTTGATGTTCGTGACGGTGGCGCTGCCCGCAGCGCGCAGGCCCAGCGTGAAGGGGCCGGTGGTCGCGTTGTTGACCCAATATTGCTGCACAGTCGCGGGCACGACAATGACCGAGTTCGAGGTCAGCGTGCCGGTGAACTTGTAGGCGATGCGGTTCAGTTCCGAGCCGCTCAGGGTATATGTGCCGCCGGTGACTGCGACCGACGTATAGTCGAAGGCGAAGACGGCCTGCTGGCCGAGGCCGATCGTGTACCACTGCACGCCATCACCAACGACGACCGCGCTGTCGCCCGGCTGCAGGCGGAGGGTGGACCCGGCGTTGATGAGTTCCGAGCCCGACGGGTCAATGGTCAGGTCGCCCTGACCGCTGTTGCGCACCTGCACGAACCAGCCGTCGCCGGCGGCTGCGGCCGTGGGCAGGTTCAGCGTGCCGAGGCCGCCCGTCCAGACCAGCACCTTGGCGCGGTCAGGCCCAGTGAGGCTGTAGGGCGTGGCGGAGAAGTCGACGACGTCGTAATTCTGCGCGAGAGCCGAGCCGCTGGTCGTGAGGCCGGGGCCCGCCAGAGCGGCCGCCTGAGCCTGCGCCGTGGCCGCGCCGTAGCGCAGTGTGCGCCAAGTGCCGCCAACCGTCGTGTTGTTGATGAGGTAGGCCTGCCACTGCTCACCGGCCGCGATGCTGAGGATCGCGTTGCCGTCGGCCTTGTTGACCGTGATGGTGCTGGGGCCGAGGTTGTTGAAGAGGACAGTCTGGCCGACGCTGACCGACATCGCGTCGGGCATCGTGATGGTGTAGGGGCCGCTAGGCGTGATGTCGATGATGCGAGCGACGACACTGCTGCCCGCAGTGGCCTCTAGGGGCCACTCGAGGCTGATGTTGCCGTCGAGGGTCAGTGCGAGGTAGGAGACGTCGGCGGGGTAGATGGTGGTGCCGCCGAAGACCTGTGTAAACGAGTTCGACATTATCTTTAAGCCTCCTTGCGCGTGGCGCTGCGATCGAGGATCTTCGCCAGATCCTCGCCATTCAGCATCGCCGCCGAGCGGTCATACATGTTTTGCCATACCGGAATGCGCTCGTCATTCTTAAGGAAGGGCGTCGCCTCGAGGAGCGTGCCATAGAGCAGTACTTCGGGGGCGTTCTCGGTCAGCCAGTTGGTCTGGCTATCCTCATCGAGGAGGGCCGGTAGCTGGTAGTACAGGATCTCGACGGGGTATTCGATGTCGGCCGTCGGCGCGACCAGCCAGTGGTTGTAGTCATAGTCGGCGTAGAAGATCGGCTCGCCGGTCTGGGTCGCGTCGGGCCAGTAGCTGCGCAGGTAATCGTAGCTGCGCGTGTACAGCGGCTTGCGCGTGTCGCCATTGGTGCCGGTGCCGATGAAGACCGACACGGTGTCGCGCCAGCGGTCGGGCTTGGGCAGCACCGACGAGTTAGGCAGTATCGTCGTCACGACGACGTTGATGAAGCCTTGGATCTTCAACTCGCGGGCGATGCGACGCTCGGCGAGGTTGATCAGGCGGGGGATTTGCTCGAAGACGATGGGGTCGGACGCCAGCGTCGCGCCGCGCTCGAGGTAGCGCTGCACGTCCTCCTTCAACGTCGTGAATGTCATCGCAGTGGCCATACCCCACTCCTTACATATTTTTGGCGGATATTACTACCCGCTGAGATACTGAGACAGTGCAGTCGCGACTGCCGCGACGACGGCTAGACCGCCTGCAATTTTCGCCTTCTTGCCGGTCTGCGGCTGGGCGTCGGGCATGGGGAGGATTTTCTTCTCCAGCTCGTCCTTGGCGACCTTCTTGATGAGTTTCTTCAGGTTCATGCTACTTCTCCTACAACCAAGCGGCGTATTTCTTGGTCTTCAGTTTGCGGTCGTCGAGGCCGTGGGTGCCGCCGTTGATCCGCTTGGTGAGTGCGAGGATGGCCGCGTCGCCGACACCCTGATCGCAGATCGACCAGAGCTTGTTGTGGTCAAAAAACCACAGGGCGCTCTCGAAGCCCAGCTCGGTGGCCACAATGTCGGGGTTGTCCAACACCTCCTGCTCACGTCCGATGTACCGGCCGAACGCGCGGTAGTTGTCCTTGCCGGTAAGCTGGAGCGGGCCGCGACCACGATACTTCCACCCGTCGCCGCTGCTCTCGGGGCCGTTGCCCATGCGGCTGGCATAGACACGGTTCGCGATTTTCATCGGCTGGCGGGCGTAGGCGTTGGCGAGGGCGTCCGTCGGGAAATACTTGCGGAAGATGCCGCGCAGGCCCTTCGCGCTGTAGTTCAGGTTCTCGCTGAACGCCTTGAAGCCGCCGCTTTCATGCGCCGTTTGAGCAAAGAAATGCGCAGCCCGATTAGGTGATAGCTTATAGAAAGCCGCAGCTGCCTTAAATGTTCCCGGGCCGAACGCGCCATCTGCCGTCACTCCGATTTTCTGCTGTAGATTTACAAGGCTCATTTGCCAGCACTCCGCCAATCGGGAAAGTCACTTTCGTCGACCACGCCGTCGCCGTTCGCGTCGTAGCGCAAGTCGTTACGGTATTTCTCCCAAGGCTCCATGTCGTCATCGTCCTCTTCGGGCGTGTCGATGAAGACGGTACCCTGCGGGTCGTCGTACGGTTTGGGCGCTTCCGGCTCAGGGGCGGGTGTATCCAGTTCAAGCGGCTCTTCCGGCTTGGTGTCGCGCGCATTGGCGTTGAGGCTCAGGCCGCCCAGCAGGCCGACGAATGCGCCGATGATCGTCTGGAAGGCAGGATTGACTACCTCGAGGATGGCCGCGCCGTCGATGACGTCATTCGGGACGAACAGGCCGACGGCGAGCGCCAGCACCACCACGAGGATGACGGCAGCCAGCGTGACGATGGCCACGCGGATTACGAACTCGACGGTGTCGTCGACGCCGTCCTGCCCGCTTTCAAAACTCTTAAGGAAGCTCATCATTTTCTCCTTCGTCATCCTTCGACGGGGGTTTCGCGAACCTGCCGCCCTGTCCTGCCATCAACCCCGCCAGTGCGCCGACTATGAATGTCGCGATCGGGTTGATCAGCTTAAAAAACTCTGCGTCATTAGGTGCCTGCCCGTCCATGGGCTGCGACACGAAAATCAGCGAATACAGCACCGTCGCCACGATGAACATGAGCGTGACCGAGAGGACCACGCCCACGATAAATCTCAACAGTTCCTCCGGCGTCCATTCACTGAGGGGCTTCATCTGTAGTCTCTTCAGTCGTAATCAGATACTCGGTGCAGTAGCCAGAGGCTACGCACTTGGGCTTCTGACATTCTTCCGCCTCCCAATTGTCCGGGTCTTGGCAGTAATAGCGGTAGCGGTCCTTGCAGCCCAAAAGCAGCAGGGCAGCCGCCACGATGAGGGTATGCTTGAGGAACCGCGAGCCCATTACTCCCTGTCCTCCTTCTGCTCGAGGCGCTTGAAGATGCCGCCCAGCGTCAGGTCGACCTTGTCGAAGCCCGCCTTCATGTCGGTGCGGAGTTCCTTCATGGTGTCGCGGATCTCGCGCACTGCCTCGCGGAAGTCATCCTTGCGGACGTAGACCTCGGGCAGGTCGCGTTCGATCTGCTTGACGTCCTGCCGCAGCTCCTTGAGGGCGTCCCAGACGACCTTCAGGATCCAACCAACGGCCGCGCCGAAACCAGCAAACACCCAGTTGATCAGCTCCTGCGTCACTTCAGGTTTTCCAACTTGTAGATCGTGCGGAGGTATACGTCAGTGACGCCGTCGACGAGATTGCCCACGGCGCGATTGCCGCCGCAGATCTTCTCGTGGTTCTCTTCGATCCACTCGGCGTCGGCCTTGAGGATCTTCAGCACGTCCGAGCCAGTCGAACTGGGTGAGGGGATCGCGCCGACCAGACCGTTGACGGCCTGATGCGCCTCAACAAGCGCATCAACCGCGTCGATGACGTCGTCATAGAAGGAGCCCAGCGCCTGATGTTGGCTGAAACTCTTCGTGCGCCAGTGGTTCCAGTGCGCGAGGTTGCGCGCGTAGAAGACGCGGCTGATGAGCTGTTCGATCATTCGGGCGGTGCCTCTTGTGTCGGGATCTGGCCTTGGGCCTGATCGCGGATCTTCGTGAGGAGAGGCCACACGCCGCTCGACGTGGGCAGCTGGCCCAGTGTCTGCAAGACGGCGTTGACTTCGTCGACGGTGAGTTCAAGATTGATGTTCATTATGCGCTCCATGGTAGTGGTGGGGTAACAACAGGCGGCACAACCTGATCGTTGATCTGCTGCGCCACATTCGCCTCATAAGCCGCAACCTGCTCGTCGCCAAGGGCGTCTTGCACCCAGCCGATGACCTGCGCCTCGGTGAGGTCTTCATAGGGCGTGAAGGTGCTGCCCTCGTCGATGGTCACGCCGACCGAGCCGTAGACGCTGCCGGTGAAGCCCGCTTCGGTGCCGGTGAGGGTCCAGTGTACGGTGAAGACCACGTCGGTCTCGCCGTCGAGTTCGGGGTAGCAGTCCATCTGTACGACGGCCCAAGTGTTGGTGATTGGCATATTAGCTCCTCTTTAGAATAGATCGTTCCACGTCGTGCCGTTGTAGCAGCGTAGCTTGTTCGTGGTGCTGTCGTAGTACACGTCCCCAGCCTCGGGGCTGCCCGGCGCGGCGGCGAGTGGGATGAAGCGGACTTGGCCGTTTGCCTTGACGCGCATGCGCTCGGTAGCGTTGGTGCTGAGTTGCATGGTGGACGTAGCACCGGTTGCCGTCAGTTTCAGGTCGTTGCTTTGAGCAAGCAGTAACATGCCCGAAGCACCGTTCAAGTACCCTACTGTGGTGCCCGCTTTCTTGATATTAAGAAGGCCGCCATTGGTTGCGTTATCTATATCGAGAGTGGTGTAGCCCGTGTAAACAGCAGGTGATGAAGTGCCGATACCTACGTCGCCCACACTGCTGATACGGGCGCGCTCGGAGCCATCAACAAGGAAAGCAATGGCCGACGACGCGGCCGCATTGGCGCTGTCTGCGCTTATGAGGATACTACCGGTGGTGTTGTCGCCGCTTATTGTGGAGTAAACGCCAGCGGCCGCGTCCGTGTCGCGCAGGCGGATGACTGGCGACGCGCTCTCCAAGTGCAGCAGGTTTTGAGGTGCGGCCGTGCCGATGCCGACGAGACCCGCCTCGGTGAGACGCATGCGCTCGACACCGGCGTTCGACCACACCTGCTGGTTGCCGCCAGTGCTATACGTGGCATCGTAAGTGACAAAACCGGCGCTCTGAACGATACGCAGACGTGCGCTATTACCAGTTGAGGTCTCTGAAACCGCGAGCCCTGCACCAGCGATCGAACCAGCGGTTCCGGCGACGACCAGTGTCGCCTCGGGCGAGGATGCGCCTATACCAAGCCGACCCGTGCTGGTAAGGCGCATCAGTTCGGTCCCGCCGTTACTGCCCCTAAAAATCTGCGTGGCCGCGTCGTAGTAATTGACGCTTGTTGCGTTGAAACCAATGCGGAGGGAGGCACCTGACGGAGAAAGAACCCACAACCTCGCGTCCGGTGACGTCCCGACCCCGAGGTTACCGCTACTGTCGAGGCGCATACGCTCAGTGGTCTCAGTATTAGCACAGAATACGAGGTTCTGGGGGGTACCAATGATAGCCGTGTTGGTGTCCCAGCTCAGTACGCCTCGGTTGTTCCCAGTTAGCGCGGAGCCCCACTGGAAGATGCCGCTGGAAGACATTCCCCCGCGCGAGCCAACTTGGAACAGTAGCGTAGGCGATGTTGTGCCGATCCCGACGTTGCCCGCATTGTCGATGCGCATGCGCTCGACGCCGTTGGTGTACGAGGTGAGGGATCGCGTAGGATCGGCGAGAAGACGCACCTCGTTCGCGTCCCAGTACAGGTACCCGGCGCGAGTGGCGTTGTTGCGGAACTCTATGCGCGTGTCGGCAGCGGTGTTGCTCTCGAAAACCCCGTTTATGCCACCCGCGCCGCCATTGGTGTGTATACGCGCCGCAGGTGAGGTGGTGCCGATGCCGAGGTTGCCTGCGTAATAACCTTGCCCAGTCCCGAGAACTTGGAAGGCCAGTCCGGTGGATGAGTTATATCCTTGGATAAGCGAGTTGCCGTCGACAGTGACTTGCGTAGTAATCGCCTGCGTACCTGTACCAAGAACGGAAAGCACCCCGGTGTTTAGTGAGCTTGTGCGGCCTACGCACAATTCACCTCCGCTGGTGATACGCATTTTTTCGGTCGGCGATGTTCCGGTAAAAAAGCGTTGTTCCAGAGCGTATGCCAGTAGGCCGGTGTAGAGGGACGTTGCTCGGTTGTAGGTCTGCAATATGCCCGTCGCAGGATCAAATTCAAAGCCATTCGCGCCAGCGTTACTCACCACAAGTTTGTTGGCTGCCGACGCCGTGCCGATCCCGACGTTGCCAACACTGTCGATGCGCATGCGCTCAGTGCTGCCGGTGTTAAATGCGAGGATCGTGTCGATACCCCACATACCCGCACCTGTGACAGTACCGCCCGCGTTGACACGGAAGTTGCCTGAGCGTGTGGTGCCGTTAACGTCGAGCTTCGTGCCCGGCGACGCCGTACCGATGCCGACGTTCGTGCCGTCGTCAAAGATCTGCGAGGCGCTGAACGCGGCCGTGCCATTGCCCTTGGGGACAAAGTTGGCCGCGAGAGTGGTCAGGCCCGTGCCGCCATTGCCCACAGCCAGCGTGCCAGCCATGGTGATCGTACCGGCTGCCGTCACCGGACCGCCGCTGAAGGTGAGGCCGGTCGTGCCGCCGCTCACATTGACGCTCGTCACGGTGCCGATGCCGCTGACGGTCGCCCACTGCGGCGCATTCGCGCCGTCGGACATGAGTACCTGACCCGGCAGACCGAGGGCGGTGAGTGCGAACCTCGTGCCTGTCGAGTAAACGACGGCACCGGCAACTGGGGAAAGCGCGTCGCCGGTGCCGCCTCGGCCCAAGGGGAGCGCGCCTTGGGTTTGGCTCGTATCCGCGAGGTTCACGGCCGGATGGACGTGGTCACCGCGTGCAGCAGCAGTCGAGACACCGGCCGTAGCCGTACCGAGAGCTTGAGGTGTTGAGGATGAGAAGTTGACGTTAAGCGTGACGTCGCTCGTCAGAGCGCCGCCGCCTGTGAGGCCCGTGCCCGCAATGACGCTGCGCGAGGTCGGCACGAAACCCGACACCGAGACGGCCGCCGTGGTGGCGGAGGTGACGCGACCCGTCGCGTCGACGGTGAGCACCGGCACCAGAGTGCCTGAGCCGTACACGCCCGCGCTGACGCCCGATGCGGCCAGCTGCGCCGTGCCGACACCACCATTGGCAATGGCGATCGTGCGGTCGGCAGACAGGTCACCACCACCCGTGAGGCCGGTGCCGGTGGCGATGGTGCGCGAGGACGGCACCGCGCCGACGGCGGCGATGTTGCTGAACTGGACCTTGTACGTACGCCCCTCGACCACATAGGGTAGGTAGCCCAGCGTGCTGCTGCCCGTATACTCAGGCAGGCCGGTGACGGTCGTGGGGATCAGGTTTGTGGGGACATTGCTCACTGTTAATCGTCTCCGGTAAACACGATGAAGTCATCAAAGTCCTCGGTGACGAGGAACGAGTGCCCATCCTGTGTGATCGCGCCGTTCGGATTGGTCGGAATGCCTGTGTCCGGCCGCACGAAGGGCAGCGTTATAGTCTCTGGCTGCCGTGCTGGCAGGCGGTAGGGGTCGAACTGGTCGGTATCGGCACGGCACACGCGCAGGCCGGGGTAATTCGGGTCGGACTGCAGCTCGTGCAGCGGAAACTTCCGGCTGCAGCGGCTGCATATGCCGATGCCCAGTGTGGGGTTCCCCTGCGTGTGGAGGAAGACCGGCATTATCTGGTGTACATACTGATGTTGGGCAGGATCATCATCGGGCTGTTGTCGCGCTCTTCCTGCTGTGCGAAGTAGAGGCTCTCCTTGGCCTTCTGGTCGAGCATGCCGATAAGGCCCGCATCGACCTCGATATACTCCATGGCGAGGCGTGCGGCGAGCATGGCCACGATCGCCTCGTACCAGCGCTGCGGCACCTCGACCTCCTGCGTCATGGTGCCGACGTCCATGATGTGGCGCTGCGCCCAGACGACGACCTGCATCACCTCTGCGGCGGCGTTGGGCACCGGCCACAGGTTCATGACGGGACGCTGCACTTGGCGGTCAAGCCAGAACTGCAGGGGGCGATTGGACGAGAAGGTCTTGTTGGGCAGGTTCGTGTAGTCGTCACGGCTGAGGCGGGCCAGCGGGATCTCCGTCGGCGTGTTGCCGAGGTAGACGCGGCTGTAGAGCATGGACGGGCTAGTCGTGACGATGCGGAAGTAGCTCGACGCGACGGAGGTGTCGAGGTCGAACCACGTCCACTCTCCGGCACTGGCCGTCGGCGTCTCGGTCTGGACAGTGGTCCAGATTATGCCGTCGACGCTGCGCTGGAGGGAGATGGGCACGGCCGCCGCCAGCCACTGGATGCCGACCGTCGAGATGACCGTGGGCGTGGAGAACATGGTCTCGTGGGTCTGCGCCGTGACTGTGGTGGTGCCCGTGGCCTGCTGCAGCGTGCGCAGGTTGCTGTTGAGGATGTCGACCGTGCCGGTGATGGTCGTGATGTCGGACTGGCCCTCATAGAGCGGATACAGCGTCTTCTCGATGCACCAGAGTTGGATGCCCCGGTTCGAGAGATCCGACAGGAGGAGGTAAAGCTGGTCGTTGGCGATGTCGACATGCTCAGGCGTCAGGGATTGCGCGGGCAGTTTGCACCGACGCGCGGCGTTTTCAATCACGCGACGCGTGTTGAAATTGGTCTGAGATACTGTTCCTGAGTACGCCATAAGCTCCGCTCGCTAACAAGACGCAGCAGCTCGCCAGCGAAAGCAAGCATTTCTAGCGACGCATGGATACCAAAAAAGACGAGGCCTGTAAACTGCGGCGGCGGCCGTGTGTGGTCGGCCGCCACCGCCCCCCATTAAGACTTGCGGCCGGGCATGCAGGCGAGGCCACCCGCTGCGCGCTTGATCATCGGCTTGTTGCTGTGGGCCGGTACGGCCTTGGATGCACGCTTGGCGGCCATGATGGCGAGGTCGATCGCGCCGATGCCCTTCTTCGGAGCAGGAGGCGTGTTGTCGACGGCCACGGTGTCCATGCGCATGCGGCGTCCCTTGGCGTCGACAGGGCGGGTGGAGATGCCCTCCTCGACCATGCCGCCCCGGGCCTTCTTCATGGGCTTCTTGCCCGCCTCGCTCATGGCGATCGCCATGGCCTGCTTCTTGCTGGTGACTTCGGGGCCCTTCTTCGAGCCGCTGTGCAGCTCTCCGCGCTTGAACTCGCCCATGACCTTCGAGATCTTCGCCGCGCCCTTCGTGCCGACCGATCCGCCCTTCATGTACTGAACCTTGGTGCTGTCTTTGTAACCGTCCATGTCACTTACCTTTCTTGCGCGCTACGGCGAGATTATCGACTAAATTTGGATAGGGCCGACCTGCGGCCTTGGCGCGACGCTTGGCGGCGGCCTTCTTTTTGACGGACAGGCTCTTCGGCTTGCCGAGATCCTTCGGGCGTTTCTTGTCCCAGACAGGCTTCTCGACGCTGCCGCCCTCGGCCTTGCAGTCCCACTTGCGCAGGGACAGGGCCTTGCGCGTCGGGCGGCCCTTGTCGTCCTTCATCGGCCCGGGCATGCCTGACATGCGCGCGCAGAAGCTCTTGCGGCGGCCTGCAGCCTTGGGGGACTTCTTCGCCTGCTTGGCGCTGACGGGCGGCTTGATGTCGTGCCCTTGGGCGCGCAAAGAGGCCCGGCCCTTGGCATTCAGGCCGCCGGATTTTGATTGACCCTCAGATCTGGACCAAGCGGGCGTTTTGAAGCTCACAGCCAAGTCCGGTACTGGGGCTGGCTGGGGTCGATGGCGTACACGGCCAGCGCCGTGGCCTGCTCCTCAGTCGGCGCGAAAAGCAGACGCAGGTTGCTGTAATATTCGGGGTAGGTCGTCTCACCAATGGTGATCGGCCCGATGCGGTCGATGATGACCGTGTAGTCGGCAGGGACGACAGTCGTGACGGCCGTCTTGCCCGTGCCCTCGGTGATCGCCACGCACAGGCCGGTGTCCAGCATGAGCTGGTTGAACTCGGCTTCGTCTTTGTTCTTGAGGCAGTAGTCGGTCATGTTGAGAGCGCCTGTAGTTGAAAGTCTGCCGCGCGGGCGGGGATGAAGCGAATGTTACGGATGCGGCCATTGAGATACAAGCCGCCATAGGGCGCAGCCCAGCCGATATTCATAGTGCTTCCGTTGAGAGGAACCGCGCCAGAAGTGTCAACAGCGGGTGCAGCGCCGTTGAGGGTCGCGGCAAAATTGTCAGCTTGATATGCCGAAACGTGTTTAGCGATAGCACCAACAGTGACCGCGCCTGTATTGAGGCTGGCCGAAGTTACGCCACCCGAAATCACAGTGACGAAGGAGACCCCGCCAGCGTTAACGAACGGGATCAGAATATTATTTGACGTGCCGTCGCTTACTGTCGCCAGAGACGATGAGACGGTGTTGATACCGCCCGGCGAAAACTCGACGGCCAGTGTCCCTTGCGCCCCTGTATACCACTGCGCGAAGTTCTGCCCCGTGATCGTAGCGACATCTGCCGAGCGCGTGACCGTGCTGGCGACCGTGGGGATATAGGATGTGGCGAAGGTGCCGAGTTCCCATTGCGCGTCCCAAAAGGTAACATCGGCGGTAACGGCATTGCTCGCACCACAACCAAAACGAATTTCGGCGTTGCCAGATGTACCCGTCGTTGTAACCGTAACCTGCAAAACCCCGCTACCTGTTGGCGGGACATAGCTGGCAACTTGTGCGGCGTCGTTGTAAAAATATTGGATTGTTGAACCAGCAGGGCGCGTATTAAACGCAAGCAATTCGTCGATCCGTACCGCCGTTCCGACATTCACCTTAAAGGTGATAATCCACGTTCCAGTGGCAGCTAAGGCCACAGTTTGCGAGTAAAAATGCCGCGCAGAAGTCGTTGTTATGCGGATAGAATTAGCAGCAAAGTTGCGTCCCAGACTGGTGACAACAATCGAGCCGTTAGTAAAAGAACCCCAACTGGTAGGTGCTGTTCCGGGTGTCCCGCTTACAGCGCCGCCAAACACGCTATTCAGCAGCAGGTTCGTCCGCTGTTCTTCCACCAGCAGGCCACGCGGCAGGAGCGTCACGGGGTCGTAATCGAAGCGGGGGCCGTAATAGGCAGTGCTGCTCGGTGCCGCA